TTTAGCGATGGCATCAGTGGCAGTCCCGAGATTGTTACGCAGTGCAGGGATCATGAACGGAGTCGCCCCCTGCCGCGAAGTTCCAAACTCGAGAAACCTCCAGTACCATGTGTCACCGCCAGGATTCGTCTTGTCGCCTCCTACCACGTACTCAGCTCCTACTCTTCCCTTTCTGCGGTTCTCTCTTGTGTCAGCATACTGACGAGCTCCGCCCCTGATGCCTACGCGCAGAACGACTCCGCCCTGACGCTTGCTCTGCTTCGCCGAGAACTGCACTGCCACGTTCTTGGCAATCATCTCAGCGGTCTTCGGATCGTCCAGTTTCTTGGCGTTCGCTATTGCAGCGTTCTTAACCAGATTGGCTCCCTTCCGCACAGCCGCCTTCAGCGCTCGCTGCTGAAGCTTGTCAGGCAGATCCTTCAGCCGCTTGAACAGGTCTGACAAGCCATTAATCTTGGCCTGATCAACTGTGATGAACGGATTAGCCATGTTACTCTGCTCTGTCGAATGCCATGACGGGATAGTGCGCAGCACCGATACTCTGATTCAGCTTCCATCCGTCGAACTGTCTCAAGAAATCCTTGCGTGAGTGCATGATAGTGCCGCGATACGGGATCGTCGTTGACGAGCCCAGCCGAGCATCGATGATGATTCGCTTCTTTGCCACGCGCTTGAACTCTTGTATCCCGGGATAAGCGTCCTCAGGCTGAAGGTGGATCATCAGGCGAATGCACACGATGGCGTCGACGCTCTGGTCTTCCATCGGGATGTTGATGATGTCGCCGACCTTACAGTTGGGGAACCCGTTCTCTGTCGCCTTGCGCACCATGTCCTCAGAAACGTCTACACCATAGGGCTCAGCCCCGACCTTCTTGTACACGGGAAGAAACCTTCCGGTTCCGACCGGCAGATCAAGGACTGAAGTCATGCCCTGCATAGCCTTCTCGACTGCGGCCATGTCAAAACGCCAGCGCTCCTTGGGACGACGGATTTCGTCGTAGACCTCGACGGCCTCGCCCCAGTAGTAGGTCCTCGGATTACTCAGTCTCGGTTGCATGTCTTAGCCTCAGTCTGCCGTTGATGTGATCGCGAAGTCGGACATCCGACATCAGCTCTGTGAAGTTGAAGTTGTACTTCTTATCATCAAATCGGATCGCCCAGCACTTGACACCGTCGTCCATCACCATCGGCCAGATCCTGCACGGACGCGGCTGCCACGGCTGATCCCAGTTATGCTTGCCGGGAGTCACCTTGTCTAGCAGGGACACCTTCAAGTGAGGAGCCTCGAAGTCGAAGTCCTTGTCAAGCTGAACGTTCAGCGTGCCAGGAAACATCGACACTCCAAGAAGCTTCCTCAGCTCAAGGATCCTGCGGCAGCGTTCGTGCACGAAGGCTCGAGAAGCTCCGGCCTTTCCCTCAAGGGGAGTTCCTATGTAAGTTCTCATCGGTGCGTCGCCCATCCTGTTTCATGCGGCTTAGGTATTCCATGATAGCAAACAACCCGAGCGTTCTGCGGCAGTCCGTTCTGGCAGTGACGCTTGAAGCTGACCACTTGACCGGGAACAACGTCCTGCCACTTCTGGTGGTCACGCGTCGCCTTCTCGATGAAGTCCTGATCACCTCGGGTATTATGGAACTGCCCAGACGGATTGACGATCCACTTGTTCCAGACGGTGTGCTTCATCGCATGCGGGATGAACATCATGCCGCTGCCGACACGCCTCGGGTCGTTCATTCTGTAGAAGTGGTGGATCACAGTGAACTTGTCGACGGCTGCGATCTCCGACAGGTCTCCACAGATGACCGTGTCCAAGTCGAAGAACAGGAAGTCATCTTCAAGGTCAGGCCTGAACAGCTCCATCTTCGCCCACCATCCCGGCCAGTTCGTCTTCAGCGGGATGCGATTAGGAACATCCATGTCAGACAAGCACCACAGCGGAACGCCAAGATACTTGTCTACTCCAGCCGACAGATGCTCAAGGTAGCGCATGTCGTTGTAGATGCCGCCCGACCTTAGTACACAGATCACTTTCACTTGATCACCTCTTCAAGCTCGCCCATTGGAAACGCTTTGAGGGCGCTGCCCGGAGTGCAGTTGATGACCTCGCAGCCATTCCACTTTTCAAACTGTCTCTTATGAACCTCGAAGCGAGCAGGCACCGTGTTCTTCAATGGCGGCTTGTGGTCGCCAAAGAAGTGAGAGCCTTGCATGTCGAGGCCAAGGAGTACAATCTTCGTTGCACCGAGCACGTCATTGGCCACTCGCATAGCTTGAAATCCGCTATTGCAGCCGCCACCGAAGTGCGCATCCCTCTTTATCAACTCTGTTCCTTCCACCTTTGCACCGGCGAACTTCCGTCCCTTGAACTTGAACGCTTCCGGGTGCGCTTTCCACCACGCTGCGTCATTGCTCACAAGAGCATCTGCCCACGGAGCCAGCAAGTAGGAGTTCGACACTGCGATAACTCCAGTCTTCCCACGGACATAGTCAGCTATCTCCTGACTCATGCTGGGACCTGTTGCCAGTATCGCCCAAGTGCTCATCCCTGATTGGTTCCTTCTGTGCAGGGGGCCGTCACGTAATCAAGTCCGCTGTCAGGATCCGGCAGCCATCCCTGCGGATTGTAAATCTTCCCATTGTGCAGAATGCGCATGTCAGCCGTCAATCCCGCACGATAGCGGATCATGATCCTTGCTGTGATGGCACTCTGCAGCGACTGACTGCCAATGAACTCACGGACAGACAGCGGCGCGACCTCCGCTGGCACGTTAGCAGCGAAGGTTGACCATGTAGTGACCATGTCGCCCGAAGAGTCTTGGCTGACGCTTCGCTGCTCAATAGTCACTCTGTGTCGCAGCTTCCTAAAGTCCATGGCGCTCACCCCAGAGCCGGGTCACGCAGCGGATACAGGATGTTCATCACAGCTCGCGGTGGGAACCCGTGCTCCCACTGCGATTGCTTTGACGCATCGCCGTACAGCTCTCTGACCATCAGCATGGTAGCGATCTTCACCTCTTCCGGCACGTCGGGCTCACCACCAGAGTCAATCACCGGGATGTTACCAGTTGAATCCGAGTAGTTATCGTGCGGAACCTTCAAGTAGTTCATCACTATCGCAGACGCTGCCCGGATCTTAATGGTGATCTCGGCATCGCTGAGGTTGTGATCCATGTTGAGGTCAGCCTTGACCGCCTCAAGCGAAACGAGCATCGGTGTTACCATCGCCTGTTACCTCACCGACGACGGACCACCGAAGTAGTTCTCGCCGTCCTTTCCATTCCTACCGTCCTTGCCGTCCTTGCCGTCCTTGCCATCACGTCCACGCTTGACTGCAAGCTGCCAGTCATCGGACGTTCCCGGCCGCTCACCGGTCTTTCTCTTGGCGACCCATGTCGATCCGCCATACGTCACTGTGTCGCCAGCCAGATAGGTGTCGCCGGGAGAGAACACTCCACGATAGACCATCGTGTTCATGGCGAAGTTCTTCATCACGACGTTACCAGACGTTCGCACCATCACGATGTTGAACTCACGCTCACTCTCTTGCTGCACCTCTATCCTGTCCAACCCGTCCACGATGACTGCCCATCCAGCCTCTTCAAGAACGGCACGCTCCGACAACGGAGTCGTCTTTCTAGCGGCACGCACTAGACCGCCTCGGTGTGACGCGAAGGTCCCCCTCGGGTAAGAACGCTCAACGTCGATCTGCTCAAGAATGAATATCTCGAGGGCATCCTTTCCATCGAGTCCTTTCTCACCCTGAGGACCGACAGGACCTCTTGGTCCCATCTCGCCGTCAGCACCCTTCTCTCCCTGCGGCCCAGGATCTCCGGTCTCACCGGGGTCTCCTTTCTCTCCGCGCTCGCCGGTCTCGCCCTTCTCTCCCTGCGGACCTTGCTCACCACGCTCGCCCATCGGTCCCTGAGGTCCCATCGGCCCCTGAGGTCCTTGAGGTCCCGCAGTTCCCTGCTCGCCCTTCTCACCGCGCTCACCGGAGTCGCCTTTCTCGCCTTGAGGACCCTGCGGTCCCTGCGGCCCGACGTCGCCGAGGTCGCCCTTCTCTCCCTGCGGCCCCTGAGGTCCTATCGGCCCCTCAACTCCGCGTTCGCCGGTCTCGCCCTTCTCTCCCTTCGGCCCAACAGGTCCGGCAGGACCCTGCTCGCCTTGATCTCCTCGATCGCCGGGAGGTCCCTGCTCGCCCTCTGGGCCGCGAGGGGTGTTCTCAACTCTGTCGTTGAGTTTGACAACCTCCGCGGCAAGAGCGTCAGTCCTTGCACGTTGTTCGTCGATGCGACCGTCCAACTTGTCAGTCGCGCTCTTGATGAACTGCTTGACCGATTGGACAAGCTGTTCCCCCAACTCCTTAACGTCTGCCATTGATTACCTCCACGATGATCGGAATGATCTCCAGCAATTCTCGATCATCAATGAGACCGCGCGACTTGCTGATTGCCTCGATAACAGGTCCCGGCCCGAACGCTGGCGGCGGAAGAATCGGTCCGGTGGTCGTTACCGGCCACAGTCCGAGATACGCTACCAGAGTTGGACCAAATCCAACTCCCAACGTGGCGATTGCTCTTGGGCTGAGGTCGCTCACTGCCTTGCTACCCTCACAGTTCCGGCCGCAGGCTCGCTGACTGCGAGCGTAAAGTCATCTGTACTGATCGCCGTCTGCGTCTGGTCAATCGGCTTGCCTGCACGTAGGCCAAGACGCTGATAGATCTCTTCGAGTATCGTCGCCTGCTCTGTGCTCAATCCGCTGCCAGACGCAACGGTGATGAGGCCAGCAGAGTTACCAATGATCAGTGACACACTGTTCGGCTGTCGAACGTCAGCGATGTTGTGATTGGCATTGATGCAGCGAACGGTGTAGTGGTCGTAAGTGCCTGTGTCGAAGAGTACCGTATAGCCGTTGATGATCTCAAACGAGCGAGCATACGTCACACCAGAGATGGTCACCTCACCGTTGTGCCGGTGCGTATCGAGGAATGGCATGCCCTCGCCGTCTTCAATGTCCTTGAGCGCCAGCCGCAGCGCGTTGACGTCCAGCTCATACAGAGCCGGGTCAACCTGCATGTCGCCAGTCCCCGGAGTGCCGGACGCAAGCGTCATGAAGTCCACCGGGACGGTGATGATCTTAGTTGACCAGTCTACTGTCACTGGCATTTTCAGCTCCTCGCTGTTGGTCCGTTGCCACGCGCCATCAAGACATAGCTGAGTTGCTGACGCAGTGTGTTCAACTCGGACTCTAGCATAGTTATACGGCTCTCAAGATGTCCAACTCGCTGCCGCAGCGCATCTGTCTCTGCGGTGTTCATCTTCTGGCGCTGATCGAGCGCCTTAGCATTCCTAAGATGCACTGAATCATTCATCGGGAATCATCAACACTGTTAGCGACAACCCGGCGGCATTGTCTATGGTGGCGTTAATCTGGCTCGTCTTGAAGAATGGCGTCGACGTTCCCTTGCGTACCCATCCCTCAACTGGCTGAGCACTAGCCAGCGAACGAATGTCCTCCACCTCTCCGTTTACGTCTGTCAGGGTGTTGAAAATCACCGTGCCCTGAGACAGCGGACCGCCGCTGCCTGCAATCAGATAGACTCGTGCATTCTCTATCGGCGTGCCGTCCGTCTCAGTGACCGTGATTGTCGTCGTCACCTGTCCTGCCACTACGTTGACACTTCCGGTGCCATCATTCTTGACGGACGGAATTGAGTAGCCGGTCCCAACGTTGATGGTAAGAGTCTGGCCACTGTTCACTGTGACGCGGATAGCCTCGTTTCCACTGGTCCCCGTCGTCACCGGCGAGCCAGTAGTGCCTGCGACGTAGCCGGACAAGAAGTTGTTCCAGTTGACCGAGGCTGTGGCAGTTACAGTACCGATGTCTACGGCATGACCTGTTCCATCACTGATGAACGTGCAGTCGGTCAGATTGCCGAGCTGCGACGAGTTCATGTTGACCGCAGTAGTCGTAGCCTCGTCGAAAGTACAAGTGTCAAGAACTCCGCCATTCACGATGCTGACACTCTGGCAACGACGGAAGGTGCAGCCCGTCGCCGTCGTGCTTGGCCTAAAAGTAAACCCGGCCATGTCGGTGAAGACACAAGTGTTCCAGTCGACCTGTGGGTCATTGGCACTCATCGACACAGTTCCCGGCGAAGCTGAGTTGAGCGAAGTGACGTTGATGTTGTTCCACGTGACAACGCTGGAGGCGTGACCGAACTGTATCTGGTTAAAGCTCGAGTTGACGTGCGGGTTATCCGGGATGACGATGTTACGGTTGCTGTCTGTGAACGTCGTCTGAACCTCAGTCAGTGAGCTATTGAACCCGATGTAAAGCCTGCCTTGAAGCTCATAGGAACCGGCTACCTTAGTGAAGATGCCCCAGCGATTGTATCCGTTGGTCGCGTCGTTGTAGTCGTTGGTAATCGAGAGAGTGTCGAAGTCAGCGGCAGGATCTGGCGAAGTTCCTGCGGTGACGAACACTCCTGTTCCGTGACGGATGGCGTCAACGACTAGATTCTCGCCCTTGATGGTTCCGGTGATGTTAGCCGTGGCACCGAACTGCGCGAAGGTTCCGTTTGGAGTTCCAACCTGAGTTCGATACGGACTGCTTCCGGTGTTGCTGCTATAGACGCTTGGATCAACCGGATAACACTTGCCGACGCGACCTGCGGCACCATACGTGTCGTTTCCTTCAACATGATACTGACAATAGTTGCCAGTCGTGTTTCCGATCACGACAGCAAGTCCACGAAGAGCAAGAGTGTCGGCGAGGCCTGGAGTGGTCAGGAATATCCAAGTGTAGACGTGTCTTGGCGAACTGATGGTGGTCCCACCAGATCCGAACACTTGACCCTTCTCAGCACCAGAGACCTGCTTACCGATGCCGAACACTCCTTGCATTGATGAGTCGGCATTCGTAGCAAGACCAGAGGCGCCGCCACCGAGAGCCGACCATCCAGTGGTTGACTCTGCGGTGGTGATGTCCGTGAGGTCGGTAGTGTAAGAAGCAGCGGTCACGCTGGCCTCCTCGTCTTACGCGTCCGGAGTACGAATGACTGTCGTGCTGCCGCCACCAGACCCGATCGAGCCGGTAGTCTCGAACGTCTTGATGCCTTCGACGTCACCGTCCGTTCCACCGTCACGCACTCGTATGAACAGCGAGCGAGGCGACGCGTACACGATGGTGAACGATGCCGTCGTAAACCGAGGCTTCGCGGTGCCAGTTCCTGTACCGGCTCCAGTCGCGGTGAAGATCGTGCCAGGATTACTGTCCGCCGCGCCGATCAACGTGAAGTCGGTGGTGCCAGTGGTGACGATGATGTACTCAACATCTGTGACGAACGATCCAGCTGCGATCGGAGTGCTGTCTGCTAGCTCATCGATGTAGCTGATGAACACGTCGTTGGTCGCGCTGGCATTGTCACCGCTGAAGTTGTACGTCGTGTCGAGCGTGAACGTGTCACCACTGAAGCTCGTGTAGTTGAGCAGTCGGTACAGACCTGAGTTGGTCTCGACACGGATCGTTCCACTGGACGGAGTGTCCGACGGAATCGACGCGCTGACCTGCACCGATCCCTCTGACGCGCCAGTCAACGCTGTCTGCAAACTGAGCTGCGCATAGTTCAACAGACCGCCGGATTCTGGACCGACCAGCACGCGATCCTCGTCTGCCACCAGACCGTTGACGGTGAAGGTGACATTGTTAGGCGGCTGATACGTGCTTCCGTCAAGTGAGGTGAGCAGGTCGCTGTTGGACAGGTCGTTGTACTCAAGCGCGAAACCGTATGCGCCGATCAGCGCCGAGCCAGTGCTGACGCCGCAGAACGGACGTGACACAGGAATCTCTGTCGGCGTGCCAGCCGTCGCGCTTGCCGCGTCGGGGCTGGACTGTGACAGTGCGTCGCCATTGGCAGGCGCGATGCCAGTGAGCAGCTGGATCCAAACCTTGTCAGTGCCGTTATCTGCGAGCACCTGACCAGTTCCGCTGTTAGTCCCGGACCAGCTGATGGCGTTACCTTCATCGAACGTTCCAGTCAGCGACGTGTAAGGAATCTCATGCGTGATGCCGCGGAACAGCTCACCGTTCAGCCCGTATAGCGTGCTTGACGAGCCGTCGCGTGTGAGCCACTTCATGCGCTCATAGAACTGGTTGATGCTGTAGACATCCCTGTCCCACTGACTGTAGTATGGCTCGGAGGGAGGGGTGTTGTTCACGTCGATCAGCACGTAACCTTCCGTCAGGTTCGTGATACCAGTCCATCCCGACACTGTGCCTTCTGCCGTGGCATTGTTAAGGTCAGTGGCGTCGGACAGTGCGAGGACGTTGTTACCGCGTGAGGTGCCGTTGATCTTGAACTCGCTGTAGGTCTTGCTGAAGCGACGGCAAGTACCTAGGATACGACGGCCATCGATGTCTGAGCCGCTAGTGCGCGTCTTGAGCATGAAGCGATGGCTGATGCCAGCCGTAGCGTCTGCGTTGAGTCCGCCAGTTGCCGTGTTCCACCAATCATCTGCGAGCACCGCGCCGTCCTGGTGGATCTGAATGAGCACGTCGGTGTTGCCGAAGTTGACGATGCCGTCCCAGATGTCAGCGCCGCCAGCCTGCACGATTGAACCGTCGTACAAGTGCTCGGCCGCAGTAGCGTCGATGTTGTAACCGTTGATGAGCGTGATCAGGTTATCCGTTGCACGCTCGGACGGTGTGTCGTCTGTGATGTCAAGCTCGTCGCCTGTGCCGCCTGTCCATGAGGCGTCGTCAGCGAGGTCTTGCAGCCATCGGTGGAACTCAATGACCGTCGCGTAGCTAGGCGTTGAGCCGCCGAACCGGACGTGGTCATCTCCTGTATATCGGATATTGCCCGTTGCGCGGTCAATACTCCAGTCAGTTGCGACAAGCGTCATTTCAATCTCTCCTAGGGAATCATTGGCACGATTGTGAACTCAGAAATAAACCCGTCTCGATCTCTTGCTGTGATGGTGACCCTGTATGCGACAGGATCCGCCCTCTCTACTGTAATGTTCGGTTCAGCAGGCGCGACGTTGATGACCGGAGGTTGCTGCTCGGGCACGTTGACTTCAACGACCGGCGGCTGTTGCTCAGGCACATTTACAACGACGCTAGGAGCCGTGAGCTCCTTTACTATCAACTCTTGAGGACCCTCGGCAGGCTTGACCGACTTGAATGCCTTCGCAGCCTCGTCGATCGTTGACGCGAGGTCTTGAATCTCTCGAACGATCATTGAAGCTTCTTTGGTCACGTGAGCTGCCCCTCAACCCTGAAGGCATTAGTGAAATAGTCGATTAGACTTCGGACTCCTTCTTCGGAGAGGGTGTCTTCTGGGACTGGATCCTCTTCGTCTCCATCGCTGCTCGGTGGAGTATCCCCCGAACTGCCATCATCAGCGGCTTGCGGCGGAGGAGGTGCTGTTGGCGCGGGCTCAGGCGGCTCATCTTCCATCTCCTCAATTGGTTCCACGATCTCGTCGATCTGCGCTTCATCAAGCTGCGGGAACGACACTGAGATTACCGCCCTCAGTGAATCAGCAGGAATCTCTCCCTTGCTGGCCGCGACGACGAGGCTCTGCAGCGTAGTCACCTGCGTTGCGCTGAGAATCTGCTCCTCGCCTTCTGAGTCACGCTTCGCCAGAGCAGACAGTGCGTAGTTCTGTTGCTGCATGTACGGAGTATCACCTCCATCCACCGGCGGCATGTCCTCTTCCATCCGCGCCTCGTTCGGCGACTTCCATCCTCCTCGGATTGCTTCGCTGTGCGCCTTGAATCTCGAGTCGGGATCCATGCGCAGCAGACCGGACAGATCCATCCACACTTCGAACGGAGGCGTAAGCTCCAGTCCATCGTCGAGACGGAGTTCGATCTTCTCGATGATGTACTGCAAGCACTGATCGTAGTATTGCTGATTCAGCGTGGCAGTGTTGCTGACGCTAGGCGTCGGCGCCGCTCCGATCTTGTACGCTGGCACGTGATAGCAAGCTGCGATCATCTCAGCCGTCATCTTCAGCTGCTCAATCAGCTGAGCGTCCGACGCGCTCATGGACATCTGCTCGTACTTGAGGCCGTCGCCCAGCACGGCGACCTTGCCGATGTTCGAGCCTGAGTAGTTAGATTCCCACTGCGTCTTCAACCGCTCGGCGGTCTCCGTCGCAATCGCTCCCGGTGCCGTCAGCATCCCGCTCGGACGCGACATGTTCTGGAAGAACTTGGCACTGTTGTCCTGTATCGACAATCCTTGCACTGCGGCCACGCCGCAAGCGTAGATCGGCGACACTCCGATGAGCGGATGCGTCAGCGTGTACATCCTGTCGTGGATGATTTCGCTAGCAGGCACGACGATCTTTCCGCCTTCAGCGGAGATGTTTGCGATGTTGTCGGCCTTCAGCTCATAGTAGATCGAGCCGTCCTCCGCGATCAACGGAGTGACTCTGCCGGGATCGAGGATATACATCGCGTCCACGAACCCATTCGGCGAGCGCCGTTTGAGAACGTAGGTATTGCCGTTCAACAGCAGCGACGTGACCCAGCAGAAAAAGAACTCGATCCGCGTCTGGAAATGATTCGGCTTCTTCAGAACCGGACGCATCGGCGTCTCTTTGAAGATGCCGTTCTCTTTGTCATGTTGCATCACCCTCGCAGCGAGCTTGCTGACGTCCTTCGCTATGAGTGTGACGCACGAAAAGACTGCCCAATATGAGCTGACCGTCGTCTGGTCTACCGTGACGTTGCTTTGCCAAGCTCCTGAGTATGACTCCAGGATCCTCGGCCACCACGAGTAGGACTGGACGGGCGACAGCCACGACTTGGGAACAAGTCGGCGCACTGCCCGTTGAATGAGGTTCACTCGTTGCTCCCTTCTGCACTCATGTCGCGACGCTCATAGCGACGGCGACGACGCTCTTTGCGAGAGAGCCGCTCCCCACTGGAGTCCACTTCGTCAGCCTCGGGCTCAGGCTGCTCTTCCGTCGCCTCTGTCGCTGCCGTCTCATATACGTGAACCGGCTGCTCTACTACCGGCTGAGGCAGGGGCTCTGGGTCCTTCTTCGGTGCTGGCGGCGGAGCGACGCACGGCACGATGTTTCCGATCGCTGACAAGAGACGCACGTCTCTGGTGAACACCTCAACCGTGTCGCCCTTGACATACGACTTCGCAGCGTACCTGAACGGCTTCGCAACCGTCATGGTCACGGTTTCATCTCGCTTGCTCATGTTCCTGCCTCGCTTGAAAAGAGGAGGCCCCCGAAGGGGCCATCCTCAGTTGAGCCTATGTGAGATCAGGCTCCCCACGCCACGCCGCTGATCACCTGGACAGCTGCGGCACGCCGCTTCTGCCAGTTGATCCAACGCTCCGCACGGAGCGCCACGGAGTTGGTCTGGAACATGGACACCATCGAGGTGGCCGTCGGCGTCGCCGAGCTGTTGGTCGGGGCATCGTCCATCTGCAGCGAGGCCTCGCGGCTCGCGTCGATGACGACCTGACCATCGTCGGCCAGCCAGATGTCGCTCGCGTTGGCGAGCACGACCTGCGGACCGGTGCTGTCCCAGTCGCCGACGTACTCGGACGTGACGACCGGCAGACCGAAGAAGGTTCCGCCGTTCATCGTGATGCCCGGGAACTCCGGCTGACCCAGAGCGTTCTGCATCAGCGACAGCGACAGAGCCGTGGTCGCCGACATGATCCAGACGCCAGTGGTCGGGCTGATGTTCGCCGTGATGAACGCACCCATCGCCAGCTTGACGTCGGCGCGGATGTCCGCAGCCGTGCCAGTGCCCGACGCCGGGATGTCCGTCACACCATTGGTGATGGACGCAGGCGACACGTTCGCCACCGCAGCCTTCGCAGGATCGACGAAGTCGATGTCGAGGCGCTCGATGAGTGACGCGGCGAGCGTGTCACGGACGAGCATCTCGGCCGACGGGTTGCTGAAGCGGAGCAGCTCTTCGGACAGGACCGCGATGTTCGCGACCTTCGCCCAGCCGAGGTAGACGTTCGCGAAGTCCGTCTTGGTCAACGGCTTCGGTGCGCCCTGACCGACCCAGTAGCCGGAGCCACCGGAGGTCTGCGAACGAATGTTGACGTTGAACGGAACCGAACGCAGCGACGGGACGCCGTTTGCGCCGAACTTGCCGATGATGGTCTGCGGACGCAGGAACTCGACGAAGTCACCAGCGAACTGGTTGTACTCGACGAGCGGACCTGCCCACGTCGCATCGGTCGTGGTGCCAGCCGCCACAGCCGTCTTCAGGACCGTCGCGACACGCGGCGAATCCGGGAAGCGCGACTTGGCGATCTCGTATGCCTGCGGCAGCGAGCCCTTCGCAGCGCCGACGCACATGGCGAAGCGAGCGAATTCCTGGCCGGGCTTCAGCTTCTTGTCCACCTGCACGATGCGCGAGGGATCGCGGACCTGCGTGGCATACGCCACCGAGTCGTCGCTGTCCTTCGGGTCGAGACGCTGCGCGTTCTTCACGTTCAGCTTCTCGGTGTCGTACAGCCGCTTCAGGTGCGAGTCGATCGACTTCACCTCGCCGGACAGACCATCGTACTCCTGCTCCTCTTCCTCATCGAGCGTGCGCCCCTCATCGGACGCCTTCTCCATGAGGCCCTCCATGCGAGCGACATGGGCCGCACGCTTCGTCTCGAACTCTTGGATCGTCTCACGAATGTTCATCTTGTCCTCCCGGACATTGGATTTGAGTTTGCGTGCCGAAGCGCCGGCAGATTTCTCGAGGCGCACGACAGGTCGCTGATCATGGCCAATCGCGGCCCTCAGCTCCGAGTCGAACGACTTGACACCAGTGATGACGGCTTCAGGGTTCATCGGTATCGTCACCAATGACAGCTCCAGAATTTCCGTCTCGTTAAAGCGAATGCCACCGGAGTCTAGAAACTCCATGGCCTCCTGAATAGGCTTGAAGCCAATGGACACAGCACCGATCAGCTTGTACTTGAGCGAGTGCCATGCCTCATCGATGCGATCACGAACAGTTCCGGCTTCTTCCACCTTTGGCAGACGCGCCTTGAAGGGAATCCCCTTCTTCGTGGGACGGCCGAACTTCACGCGGCCCACGGGGAGCCGTGAGTCGTGATGCAACATGAGCGGAAGTTCTTCTGCGAACTTCGCTCCCATCGGATCGATGATGTCGCCCACTCGGTCAGGGGTCGGCGTCGTCGCCATTCCCTCAACCGTGCGCTCTTCATCACTGACCTGCTTCACCTGAAGCATGCTGTAGGCTTTGTTCATGTGCTCTCTCCGTTGACTCCTTTGATTACGAAATCCTCTTGCCGTCCATTGAATAGATCGGTTCGTCGTCCTCATCCTCAACCAGAGCTTGAACCAGATCCGCTTGCTGCGCTACCATCTGCGCCAGCATGTGCAGAATCTGTTGATTCTGAACGTAGATGTGAGCCACGAGCTCTTCGAAGGATAACTGCGGCTCGCTCTGCAGCGATTCGCTTCCACTTGTTTGTCCACGCTCGGGCGGCTTCACATCTTGGACAAGACATTCTGGTTCAGCTCCGTTCAACATCAGCGCCTCCTAAACAAAGAACAGTTGATACTTCTTCTCTTCGGTGCCGTCGCCGACTATACTCATGCTCACGGCGAACGCCATCACAAGAGCGACGAAGCCGTCAATCTTGTTTTCGGGGCGCTCCTTTCTAGGATACACATTGTCCTTCGCGTCTTCCTTGGCCACGACGTTGGACATCATCCACGTCATGACCGGATCCCCGTTGTGATGCAGCTTGCCATCTCGTATCAGCGCCTCGACGTTCTTCATCGGCTCGCTGAAGTTCAGTACGGTGGGCCGCACCTCAATGCACGGGATCCCTTGATTCTGCAACTCGGTCACGAGCATCGTGGCCTGATGAGGATCGTAGGCGACGTTCTTCACCTGGAATTCGCTGCACAACGATCCGATGTCTGTCAGGATCCTCGTGAAGTCGATGATGTTGCCGTCCGTCACCGTCAGCCAGCCCTCGTTCTTCCACTTCCGGTAGTGCTGATTGACGGGATTCTCAACGGTCTCCTCCGGCAGATAGTATTTGCCGAAGCGAAAGAACGTGCCGTTGTCCTGTGGAAAAAGAAGCTCAAGCGCGGCGATGTCCACCTTGCTCGCCAAGTCCAGCCCGATGACGCAAGGCTTCCCGCGGAAGTCGTTGATGGAGACCTTCGTCTCGCACTCAGCCCACTTCTGCATGTTGATGTATGCGTCTCGAGCCTGAACCCAGATGTTCAAGTGCTTCGTTTTGAAGACACCCTGCTTCCGCGCATTGTTTATCGCGTCAGTCTGCTGCTGGAGCAGATACTCCTTGCTCACGCTGACGTCGATGTTCGGGTTCGCCTTGTGCAGCGCGAGCTCACTTGTCCAGTCGTCATCCTCGTCAATCGTGTAGATGATCCCAAAGTGAGTCTCGTCCACGAGGGACTTCTCGAGGATCTTCTGAACGGTCTTCCAGTCGTCGTAGCAGGGACCCGATATATTGTCACCGGCAGTCGATATGATCAATGCCAGAGGCTGCTCGCGCGCGCCCATGCCCGTGACCATAGTGTCGTACTGATCGGAGGTGTCGTGCTCGTGATACTCGTCGGTGATGGAGCAATGCGGCGAAGCGCCGTCACCCGGCTTGCCGACGATCGGCTGGAACTTCGAGGCATCCTTCAAGCGGAACAGACGTTGCTGGGCGATTTCAATCTGGAGTCCCTCGGCCATCAGCGGCTCATTCACGGCCATCAGCCGAGCGGGAGCGAAGACTTCCATCGCCTGCTTCTCTGTCGTCGCGCCAGCATACACCTCGGCTCCCGGCTCGTCATCCATCCACGCCATCCAGTGTCCTATGGTCGCAGCCTTCGTGGACTTCGCATTCTTGCGGGGCAGATAAATGGAGGCCTTCCTGAACCGACGGATCTTCTTGCCCCCTGCGCCACGACGCTTCTTGATCCAGCCGAAGATGTTCCCGTCGATGAACACTTGGAAAGGCTCAAGGCGGATCTTGTTGGCATTCGGGTTCTTCGGATCCTTGCGAGCCCACTTCCCCTTGATGTGAGGTAGCAGCTCTTGGAACCTCCACACCCTGTCAGCCAGAGCGGCGTCGAACTCGTACGGCCAGTTTTCATCCTTCGCTCGTTCCAGATCGTCGATGAACCGCTGACACGCGAGTTTCGTCCACTTGCAGGCGGGAATGGATCCGTCAATGACCTCAGAAGCGTAGGTCGTCATCGTCCGAAGAAGCTTGGTCCCGCGAGGAACCATCTTCTTTTTCTTGACGACCTTCTTCTTAGATTTTCTTGAAGGGGTTCCCATGCTTTCCGCTCGGAGGTTCCTTGGTAGCGAACTTCGTTCTAGCCAGCGGCGTCATCCCAAAATGGATCAACCAGTTACGTGCGATGGCCTCCGCCTTCGCGAATGCGTTAATGTCCCACTTCTCGATGGCCGCATCCATTGCGACCAGCGAAAGCGCCAGCGTTTTGAGTCCTTCTCGGTCCGCATTCGTCACGACGATGTTCGGCATGCGATCGATAAGATCGTTCCACTTCGCGACGACGTTCGGTGCAAGCTCTGGCGGAGGAGTTGGATCCAGTGGAGCCGTCGGCTCTGGATCGTATCGCCGCCTCTGCGGGTTCTTGTCAAAGGCTCCGTTGAGCTCTTGGACGACGGCCAGCTTCCGCGGACGACCTTTGCCCAAACTCATAGGAATTCCCCCGGGAGCTGCGACGCTACTGCGGCCCTTGGAAATGAGGCCCCAATTTTGTGGTGAGGATCTTCCGTG